GAAAAGTTTTTTCCAATTTATATCTGAAGCATCTGCCTCACAACAAGCCCAACGTCTTGGACTTGTTGGGGATGGGCACGGTGGATGGTATGATCGTCAAGGTGAATTTGTTGCCAAAACAGAACGTGGACAACTCAAGTTTTATAATAAGCGTCAAAAGGTTGGTGCGAAAGATCCTAAGCAAACTGAAAAGGAAAAAACAATTGCTTCTCCAGGATATAATGATCCTGCTGGGCAGCAACCACAACAACAGCAGGCACCAGAAGAGCAACCTCCCGCTCCTGAGCAACAAGCAGCATCGCAAGAGCAACCACCTGCTCAATATCTCCCAGTTCCTAAGACTAAAGGAACTCTTACAGTTGCTTTCGGTCGTTTTAATCCACCAACAATTGGGCATCAGCAATTGATGGATGTTGCGGCAAATGCTGCTGCTGGTGATGATGGTGGAGAGTATTTGATTTTCCCATCAAGAAGTCAGGATAAGAAAAAGAATCCTCTTGATCCTGATACAAAGATTTCTTATATGCAGAAGTTTTATCCTAATCATGCTGGGAATATTGTAAATGATGCCAATACAAAGACAATTTTTGATGTCTTAAAAATGGCACACAATAATGGATATGCTGGTGTGAGAATTATTGGTGGGGCAGATAGAGTTAAAGAGTTTGAAAAACTTTCAAATCAATATAATGGACAACTTTATAACTTTGATAATATCGAAGTTGTCTCTGCAGGAGAAAGAGACCCTGATGCAAAGGGTGTAGAAGGAATGTCTGCCTCCAGAATGAGACTTGCCGCTGTTGAGGGAGATTTTAAAACATTTAGATCTGGTCTTCCTCCAGAAGTTAAACCATCAGAAGCAAAGGAATTATTCAACATTCTTCGTGGTTCAATGAATGTTAAAGAAGGATGGGATGTTTGGGAAATTGCACCAAAACTTGATTTTCAATCTCTTCGTGAAAACTATATCACCGAATCTATTTTTAGAATTGGTGAAATTGTTGAAAACCTTAATACGGGATTAATCGGTCGTATTATTCGTAGAGGTACTAATTATTTAATTTGTGTTACTGAATCTGGTCAAATGTTTAAATCTTGGATTAAAGATTTAAGAGAATATTCTGAAGTTAAAATGGATGAGGCATATCGCCAACCAGGAAAACCCAATACATTAGTCGGCACATTAGGATACTTTAAGTATGCTGCTCAACAAACACCGGGTGCAGTTGGAACTGGAAAAGAAAATCTTCAACCTGGTGGAAGGGCATACGGTCTTAATTTCATAAATAAGTATAGAAAAAATAAGAAGTAAAGTTTTCTAATGAAAAAACATATCGCTGAAGAGCTTCCAGCAAGAAAACACACCCCTGCTGCTGAGGCACCTTCGTCTGAGAAAGGTGGTGGAGAAGCAAAGAAGGAAGGTGGTAAAACTCCAGAAAAAAGAGTTAGGCAAGCAATTTACGATATTCGTTATAGAGCAAGAAGAGAAGAACTTCCTCTTCGTTCAGCATATTCTCAGTATATGCAAAACAGTAATATGAGTCAGCAAGAAAAAACAATGGTAAAGCAGAAACTGTTTGGTAAAGGTGGTATTCAGGCAGAAGATTTTAATATTGAAGATTTAGCTTCTTCTAGTGTAGCAAACGCACTCTTTAAGGTATTTGTTGAGGGTGTTGAAGAAGAGCAGGAACCAATTAAACTAACTTATATGGAGAAGTTAGAAACTTCTGAGCACAAGAAATATAAAGTGAGAGTTACTGGAAAAGATGGTCGTTCATATGTAAGATATGCTGATCGTCAAAAGATTAGCGAACTTCGTGCAAATCCAAATATTGAATCAGTTGAAATGACTGGTTATGGTGAACCTTATGAAGGTGAAAAGAAACAAGGTGAGCAAACTGCAAGAGTAAAAGCAGGAAAAGGATTAGATCCTGTTGGTAAGGAAGATAAAGATATTGATAATGATGGAGATCATGATAAAACTGATAAGTATCTTTTGAACCGTAGAAAAGTGCGTGGCGCCGCTATTGGTAATAGAAGTGGTGTAAAGGAAGAGTTTCTTACTGACGCTAACAATGAGGCATCAAATCCCGATGCTAACGAAAAAAAAATTGATGTGATGAAAGGGAAAAATACAGTAAAAGTTAATCCCGAAGCACCTGGGACTCAAAATGGTCGTAGTAATTATGGTATGCAGTTGGCTCATTATGATATGGGAGGGAATCGAATTTGTGAAGCACAAGCAAAGTTTTTTGGAATGCTTCAAGAAAAAGCAGAAAGTGGGCAGCAGCAAAAACTTTTTGGACTCGCACTTTCAGTTAAAAGAGGAGAAACGCCAAAATCTGAAGTAAGTGCCGAAGTTCTTAAAATTGTTGATACAATGAGCGAAAAAGAAATTCGTAAGTTTGCTAAAACAAAGCACGAAGGACTTCCTAAAAAAGTTGCTGAAGAAACAGTCACTCAAGCAGATAAAAAAGCAAAAAAGGAAATGGAAGAGAAAGATCCTCGCTGTCTTCCAACCGCAGTGAATCTTGCTAAAAACTATGCGAGAGCAATGGGTTTAAAAATGTCTTATGAACCAGAAGGTGAAGTGGTTTCTGAAGAAGAATCTGATAGAATGAGAGATCGTGAGCAAGAAAGGGCTGGAATGGATCGCCCATCTAGATATGCTGGTGGACAAAATCCAAATAGATCTTCTAACCCTCCTGCTGGTAGTCAACCAAGAAGAAAGAGAAGATCAAGTGCTCCTACAGCATTAGAACTTATAAGACAAAAATATAAAGATTCATTATTGTAATTCATAAATAGGACAGGATACTTTTCACACGGAGGTCATTATGACACTCGCAGCTATCGGCGCCTGGCTTGCTGCAAATGAAGGATTGGTCGCGACCATTCTCTTTCTTATCTCTGAAGCACTTGGCGCAAATCCAAAGTTCAAATCAAACGGAATTCTTTCATTTGTTCTTCTTCAAGTTCAAACACATTTGAAGAAAAAGGGAGCAAAAGATTTAACTCCCTGAGTTAAATTAAAATAACTTTATGGAGATCTTTTTATAAGGTCTCCTTTTTTTATAAATATCATTAGAAAAGAATTCACAGGTAAGAACAAATGTCTCTTTGGGGAAATAAAGATTCTTTAGATAATTTAACTGGAACTATCACGATTAATCTTGCTACTGAAACCGTAACTGGTAGTGGTACAACTTTTGTAACTGCAGGAATTTCTACTGGAGATATATTGGTAGTTGGTGCTGGTGCTACTTACGGTCAAGCAGTAATTAGTGCTGTAACATCCAATACTCAACTTTCAATTGGTTCAACTCAGTTTTTGATTGGAATTGGCACCGTTGGATTTGGTGCAACAGTTGGTGTTGCTTACACTATAACTCAAAAACCAAAGTATACTCTTGAAGATGGGCAATATTTTGCTCCTGATGTAAAGTCAAACAGATTCTCCGCAGTCTTTGGTGTAGGAACTACTGAAGCAACTGTAGCAGCTGGTAGAACGGTTGGTGGTAAGAATGCCGCTTATGCCGTAGCACACGCTGGTTGGGTTGGTGTTACAACTTATGTTGATAATCACGGAAACTTCAGAGTTAAAACAGAGACTCTAGTTGCTGGATCTAGCATTACTGGAGACGCTGATGATGATGGTAGATATCCAGATAGCTGATAATATGGTATGAGATTTGATGAATTGAATGAAGACAATTATTTAATATTTGCTATAAAGTTCTATGATAATCCCCAAGCAATAACTATGGAGGATTTTCAGTCTGATTTGAAAAGAATACGATATGTCAAGAGATTATTAAAAAAATATAGAAATACAGGTGAGCTTAGAACTCACCTTATTTTAAATCATCTGACAATTCTTTTTAATGTCTTTAATGATGCCACTGTTCCATTATTGTTTTATAATTTAGATAGGGATCTTTGGCCGGCAATAAAAAGTTTTCTTTTATTTTTAAACCGGTTTCCTGAATATCCAAGAACTCAGATACACGATATTAAAGAAGACGAAGAGTGTCTAATGCAACTACAAATAATCTAATGAATAAACTCGATAGACTTATTCAAATTATTCATAATCTTAAAGAAGATGGTGAAGGATCTATTGCGAATGTAGTTGGTGATGGAGAAAAATCTCTTGGGTATAATATTCAAACAGGAACACCTCCCGTATTTCCCTCTAAGAAGAAAAAAAGATATGCAAAAGGTGGAAGAGGATCACGTAAGTGGTGGTTACAGTATTTAAAAGGAAAATAAATAATAGTAGATTTGTTATGGGCAAATCTCACCACCGAAGAAAATGTTTAATCAAAACACCTCATCCGATACCAAAATTGCTGTTTTGGAAGAGCGTCTTTCATCATACGAACTTTTACTAAAAAAGATTGATGAAGCAATTCAGATTATGGGTAAAACCAGTCAAAATATTAGTAAGATGCTTGCCGTCCACGATGAAAAAATTGAGCAGTGTGGTAAGACGGATGAGATGATTTCTAAAATGATTGGTGAGTTGAAGGAAGAAAATAGAGAGCAACATAATAGCGTAACAGAAAGAATTAAAGTTTTAGAAACAAAGGTTGAAGAAATCGCAAAGTTTCGTTGGATAATTTTTGGAGCAGCAGTTGTAATTTCTTTTGCAATTTCTCAATCTCATATGGTCGTGGACATCTTGACTCCAGAGTCGCAACCTGCTAGAATAGAGAGCACGAAGTAATACCTCTTTATAATGGATTTGATTGATTCCAAGTATATTGGACTTATTTCATCACGTCTACAAAAGTTTAAAAGGGTCAAGGCGGATCTCTACAACTTTCGCTGTCCCCTTTGTGGCGATTCTCAAAAGAATAAAAGTAAGACAAGAGGATATTTTTATCAAGTCAAAAATAATACAAACTTTAAGTGTCATAATTGTGGAGTAAGTTTGTCTTTTAATAATTTCCTTAAAGAATTGGATCCAACTCTTCATAAACAATATACGATGGAGAAGTTTAAGGAAGGACACACTGGAAAAAACTTCGTCGTAGAGCAACCAAAGTTAGAGTTTGTAAAACCAGTCTTTAGGAGTAAACTTGATTTACCCAAAGCATCGGAGATTCCTATTGCTCGTGAATATTTGGAAAAAAGAAAACTTGACCCGGAAAAGTTTTATTTTGCTGACAAGTTTAAAGAATGGGCAAATACTCAAAAACATACTTTCAATAGTATTGGTAGAGATGAGTGTCGTATTATCATACCATTATACGACATTGAAAAAAATCTGATTGGATTTCAGGGAAGAGCACTCGGACCTTCTCCAAATAAATACATCACCGTTATGATTTCTGATGACTCTCCTAAACTTTACGGTCTTGAAAAAGTTGATTCATCGAAACCCATTTACATCGTTGAAGGACCTTTCGACTCCACGCTCATTGAAAACTCTGTTGCTATGTGTGGGTCCGATGTTGATATTAGGTCGTTTGGTTGGGGCAATTATATTTGGGTTTTTGATAATGAACCACGCAATCGAGAAATCGTCAAACGAATATCAAAAACCATCGACAGAGGTGATCAAGTAGTGATCTGGCCCACAACTGTTCAGCACAAAGATATAAATGATATGGTGCTTGCTGGACTTAATGTTATGGATGTGTTAAAATCAAATATCTACTCTGGTTTAGAAGCAAAAATTAAGTTTAACAATTGGAAAAAAGTATGAGCAACGGAACAAAAGTAGTTAAGAGAAGTGGTGCCACCGAAACCCTTGAGTTGAATAAACTGCATGTAATGGTAGAAGAGGCGTGTAAGGACCTTGCAGGTGTCTCTGCGAGTCAAGTTGAAATGCAGTCGGGTATTCAGTTTTATGATGGCATTACAACGGCAGAGATTCAGGAGATTCTGATTCGTTCTGCTTCTGACCTGATTGACCTTGAGCATCCCAATTATCAGTTCGTTGCTGCCCGTCTGCTGCTGTTTTCCCTTCGTAAGCAGTTGTTTGGTCGGATGCACGATGGTCCTACTGTCAAGGAGCACGTAGAACTCTGTGTGAATAGGGGAGTCTATGACCCAGAGATTCTTTCAATGTATACGGATGAAGAGTTTGATAAACTTGAATCTTTTATTTCACATGATAGAGATTATCTCTTCACTTATGCTGGTCTTCGTCAAGTTGTTGACAAATATCTGGTTCAAGATCGTAGCAGTGGAAAGGTTTATGAAACTCCCCAGTTTATGTACCTTTTGATTGCTGCAACTATTTTTTCTAAGTACCCTAAGGAAACTCGTTTAGATTACGTTAAGAAGTATTATGACGCAATCTCAAAGCACAAAATCAACATTCCAACGCCCATTATGGCAGGAGTGCGAACACCTTTGCGACAATATGCTAGTTGTGTTCTTGTTGATGTTGATGACACCCTCGATAGCATCTTTAGCAGTGATATGGCTATTGGGCGATATGTTGCTCAAAGGGCAGGCATCGGCATCAATGCTGGTCGCATTCGTGGCATCAACTCTAAAATCAGAGGTGGTGAAGTTCAGCATACCGGTGTTGTCCCATTTCTCAAAAAGTTTGAGGCAACTGTCAGATGTTGTACACAAAACGGGATTCGTGGTGGAAGTGCTACTGTCCACTTTCCAATCTGGCATCAAGAAATAGAAGACATCCTAGTATTAAAAAATAATAAGGGAACCGAAGATAACCGAGTTCGTAAGTTAGACTATTCTATCCAAATCTCCAAACTGTTCTATGAGCGTTTCATCCGTAATGAAGAGGTTTCTCTATTCTCTCCCCACTCCGTTCCTGGTCTGTATGATGCTTTTGGCACTGATGGATTTGACGACTTATATGTTCATTATGAGCGAAATGAATCTATTCCAAGAAAAACTATCGGAGCTCAAGAACTCTTTCTGGACCTCCTGAAAGAAAGGGCAGAGACTGGTCGTATTTACATTATGAATATTGACCATTGTAATTCCCATTCGTCTTTCTTGGACAAAGTTGAAATGAGTAATCTCTGCCAAGAAATTACTCTACCTACAAAACCATTACAGCACATTGATGACACCGATGGGGAAATTGCTCTCTGCATTCTTTCTGCTATTAATATTGGAAAGATTAGGGATAATGAAGACCTTCAAGTTCTTTGCGATCTTGCTGTTAGGAGTCTTGATGAACTTATTGATTTTCAGGGATATCCCGTCAGAGCAGCAGAAATCGCCACTAGAGCACGTCGGTCACTTGGGGTAGGATTTATTGGTTTGGCACACTATCTTGCCAAGCACGGGGAGCATTATGACGATCCTGGTGCCTGGAAACGTGTTCACGATTTGACTGAAGCATTTCAGTATTATCTAATTGATGCGACAGTCAATCTTGCGAAAGAAAAGGGTGCGTGTGAATATTCACACAGAACCAAATATGCTCAAGGTATTCTTCCGATAGATACTTATAAGCGAGACGTGGATGAAATTGTACCTAACGAACTCAAATATGATTGGGAATCGCTACGGGAGCGTGTTAAACAATATGGAGTGCGGAACTCAACACTGTCCGCACAGATGCCATCGGAGAGCAGTTCCGTTGTGTCAAACGCAACCAACGGAATCGAACCACCTCGCGGATACTTGTCCATTAAAAAATCAAAGAAGGGACCTCTTAAGCAGATTGTACCCCAGTATCAAACTCTTAAAAACAATTACACTCTTCTGTGGGATATGCCTAGCAATCGTGGTTATATCAATATTGTTGCTGTTATGCAAAAATTCTTCGATCAAGCGATTAGTGGAAACTGGTCCTATAACCCAGAAAATTATCCAGATAATGAAGTCCCTGTTAGCATAATGGCACAAGACCTTCTAATGACCTACAAGTTAGGTTGGAAGACAAGTTATTATCAGAATACTTACGACATTAAGTCTGATGAAGTGGTTGAAGAGAAGAAGCAAAAGTTGGAATCTCTTCTTGATGATATTATGAGTGGCGATGAAGATGATTGTGAAAGTTGCAAAATCTGATTCGGTTAAATATTACAGTGTGAGTTAAGTTAATTCGTTGAGGAAAGTATGGTCTTTAGTTTTAAGAAAAATTCAGAGGAGAAATCAATGGTCGAATCAATGACCGTTTTTAACTCTCAAGAAGTAGATACCAAAAAACAACCTATGTTTTTCGGACAACCACTTGGAATACAACGTTATGATTCTTACAAATACCCAATTTTTGAAAAACTTACAACTCAACAACTAGGATATTTTTGGAGACCTGAAGAGGTTTCTTTACAGAAAGACAGGGGGGATTATCAATCTCTTCGTCCAGAACAAAAACATATCTTTACCAGCAACCTAAAATATCAGGTTATGTTGGATTCAGTTCAAGGTCGTGGACCAGGTATGGCATTTGCTCCATACTGTTCACTACCTGAACTGGAAGCCTGTATGAAGGTGTGGGAGTTTATGGAAATGATTCATAGTCGCTCATACACGTATATTATTAAAAATGTTTATTCAGACCCATCTGAAGTTTTCGATACAATTCTTCGCGATGATCGCATTTTAGAAAGAGCGGTCAGTGTTACTGAAGCATATAATGATTTTATCAACAGTGCTCAACACTATGGAACATCTAATGATTGGATTCATGCGTTAGAACAAGTTCCCACCGCACAAAATACAAGATATGAACTCAAAAGAAAACTGTTTAGAGCAGTTGCAAATGTTAATATTCTTGAAGGTATTCGCTTTTATGTCAGTTTCGCTTGCAGTTTTGCATTTGGCGAACTCAAACTTATGGAAGGAAGTGCAAAAATAATTTCATTGATTGCTCGTGATGAGAACCAACATTTGGTCATTACTCAGAACATTCTGAATAAGTGGAAAGAGGGTGATGACCCAGAAATGACACGTATCGCTAAAGAAGAAGAGCAGTGGTTTTATAAAACTTTCGAGAATGCTGTAAATCAAGAAAAACTTTGGGCAGAATATCTGTTCAAGGATGGTTCGATGATTGGTCTTAACGACAAATTGTTACAGCAGTACGTTGAATGGATTGCTAATCGTAGAATGAAAGCAATTGGACTTCGCCCTCTTTATGATATTTCTGCAAAAAATAACCCACTTCCTTGGACTGAACATTGGATTTCTTCAAAAGGTCTTCAAGTAGCACCCCAGGAAACGGAAGTCGAATCTTATATCGTTGGAGGAATTAAACAAGATGTTACCAAAGACTCATTCGCAGGATTCCAACTTTGATTGGAATCTTGAAGAACTCCTGAATGCTTATAAAAGGGCAGCGGAATATGATGATTATTTCTTTGGAGACTTCGATTATTCTTATATTTGGAAAGATACAAAACCAAATGATGTTTATTGAGGGTCATTAAGACCTTCTTTTTTTATAAATAAAATTATAAAAGCATTACAAAGAAGAAATGTCTAGAATTACTGTAAGTGACGCACGTGGTCTTTTAGAAGCATATAGTTCTGTTTATGCTTCACAAGAACTCACTGAAGAGCAAATCTGGAAAGAAGTTGAAAACTGGGTCAACTCACTTTTAGAAGAAGGTTATGACCTGAGTGATTATACCTGGGAAGAGATGTATGAAGAATACTTAAATGAAATGGGTCAAAGAATGACTACTGGGCAAGCAACTGCCCCAAAAGTAGCACCAACTCCAACATCAAGACCACAAGTTGCTGGTGGTGGAATGGATGGTATGCGAGGTAGTGGAAGAGATAGAAATGCCACTCAAACTAGTTCTTCTCCTGGAGCACTTAGAGTACCTGCTGCTCCTGCTTCCAATCCTCCTACAAAACCTACAAAACCTCCAATTCCCACAAGAACTCCTGCCCCCACAAGACCTGTAGCACCTACTCCTGCTGCTGCTAAAACTGCACCCACAAGACCTACAACACCTGCAAAACCAGCAGGGTCTGCAATGGATCAGTGGGCAAAAGCAAATCCAAATCTTGCTGCTGCTGCTGCAGAAAAGGCAAGAATTCGTGGAACTCAACAGACTGATAATCCTTTAATGAAGGATATGAGATCCAGACTTCCAATGAATTCGCCATCAGTTCAATCTTCTTCGGTTTCAAAACTTGGAGCTGGAAATCAGAGTCTAGTTAATAATCGTAACGCATTCAAGGCGGCAACACCAACTCAATCTATTAAGGCTGCCCCTAGCACCTCTCCTAGCGCCTCTGGAAGCGTTGCTCCTGCGACTGCTGCCATTGCTGCGACTCCAAAACCAACCCCCGTAGCGCCTAGACAGACCGCTAGAGAAAGGATGTTAAATCAGTCATATGAGTATGATGCTTATGACCTTGTACTGGAGTATCTCCTCTCAAACGGGCACGTAGAGACCGTAGATGAAGCACATTATGTAATGCTTGAAATGGAAGCAGAAGTCATTCAAGACATTGTTAAAGAAGTTCTTGATGAAGATGCAAAATACGACAGAAATCGTCGTAGAGCAGCACAAAGGGCAGAAGCGAGAAACGAAGCTAGAAGAAGAGGACAGACTGGAAATGTTCCTGGTGTAGGTTATGTGTCTCCAAGACCAGAGAGATCAACTTATAGAGATGAAAGTGGTGTTGAAAGGCATCATACTGGTGCCAGAATGCCACAAAAGGATAAGTGATTAAATTCTAACATAATCTTAAGCACCTCTTGACAGGGGTGCTTTTTTATTGCTAGACTAGGTTTGTCTCCGTTGAAGATAAATAATAGCTCATAAGATACTTTAATATGAGCTATGAGAATCCTTGGAGATTCAATAGAGAAATTTTTGAGTCTCATCATATCGAAGATAATTTTGGTTTTGTATATCTTATATCTTGTAATCAAAATAACCGTCAATACTGGGGTAGAAAGTACTTTTGGTCTTTTAGAACGCCTCCAGGAAAGAAGAGGAAAGTAAAACAAGAATCAGACTGGAAGAAGTATTATGGTTCTTGTCCAGAATTGAAAGAAGATATAAAAAAATATGGTAAAGAGTGCTTCAGTAGAGAAATTATAAGTCTTCATAAAAGTAAAGGAGATTGTAATTACGAAGAAACTAGGCAACTTTTTCTAAATAATGTGTTGAGAGAATCACTTGACGATGGGACTCCTGCGTTCTATAATAGTAATATTCTTGGACGCTATTTGCGAAAAGACTATGGTAACTTTGGAAGAAACTCTTCGTAAATCGCACGATTGGGCAATTGACCGAATTGAGTATTTGCATCGAAAGGACATTGAAGCAGCACACGCAATTCAATCAGAGTTTAGTGAATGGTTGAATCCTGATATTGAAAATCATGATATTTTTTCACTCGAATACATAGGAGATTAAAATGTTAATCGATCTTCATAACTTTTTTAGATTTTATGATGAGAAGAATCCAAAGCACGTTGCAGCAGTAGAGCAACTTGAAAAGGATCTTCTTGCAAAAGCAGAAGAGTTAATGGATGATGATGCAAATTGGGTTAGAATATTCAGATCCAAAGTTGAAGCACCAAAGACTCCCGGTGTCTTGGACGTTCCTTTTTATCCACAAACAGATAATTATAGAGATGCGAATCGAACCTGTAATTCATCTTCTTGTGCGATGGTGCTAGAATATTTTAAACCAGGCACACTTTCAGGACCTAAGGGCGATGACGCATACATTCGCAAGGTTTTCGCAATTGGTGATACAACTGACCACGCAGTTCAAACCAAAGTTCTTGCGTCTTATGGTATTAAGTCACAATTTAGGTACAATCTTTCTTTTGCTGACCTTGATAGGGAGCTTGCCGCTAGGAGACCTGTTTGTATCGGGATTCTTCATCGGGGTCCTCTATCTGCACCTACTGGTGGGCACATATGTGTAGTGATTGGTAAAAGGGGCGAAGATTATGTGATTAATGACCCATATGGTTCTTTGAATGATGGGTATACTGGTCCAGTTACAAATGGTAAGGGTGTCGTCTATAAGCGTTCAGATTTGGTTCGCCGCTGGTGTCCAAAAGGTAATGATGGTTGGGGGAGAATTTTTGACGCAAAAAAGTCATGAATATTCCAGCATCCGGAATTAAATTAATTAAAGAATTTGAGGGATGTCACTTAAAGGCATATCCAGATCCTTTAACTGGCGGAAAACCAATTACAATTGGTTGGGGAAGTACTCGTGATTTTGATCACACTCCTTTCAAAAGAGATCGAGTCATTACACAAGAGTACGCTGATCGTTTATTAGAACACGATATACTCAATCGTTTTCTTCCAAAATTAACGAAGATTCCTTATTGGAGTGAGATGAATGAAAAACAAAAAGGAGCATTGCTTTCTTTCAGTTATAATCTTGGGTCTGATTTTTATGGTGCTCCTGGATTCAATACGATCTCCAGAAAGTTAAGAGAAAGGGATTGGAAAGGTATTCCTGCGACGTTGGAAATGTATCGTAATCCTGGCACAAAAGTGGAAGCAGGATTACGAAGAAGAAGAATTGCAGAAGGAAAACTTTGGAATTCTTAAAAGTTTTCCTGCCGATATATCCAGGTCTTTAGGTCTCTTACATATTGTCTTAATACTTCTGCTTGTGATAAATGCCATTCATCACCTGTTTCAAGGTGTATTTTGATATGAGTGTCTATCGCATCAAGACACTTTTTAATAACTGGATTCCAAGGCTCTCTAACTGGAGTGTTGAATTCTCTTGGCATATATCACTTTTTCTTCCCACCGTTTTTTGCTTTTTTCGCAGTCGCATTACCTTGATTTTGTTTGGATCCGTTTGATCCTTTTTTGCCTTTATTTGCTGATTTTGCCATTGGTGTGAAGGCATAACAATTTATTTATGTGCCACTTTACAAACTGTTATACTTGACAAACACTAAATATTAACTTATTATGTAAAATCCCATATGGGGTCCCTGTTATGAGTAGGGTTTTTTACAATGAGTCTTTGACGTGACAATTAGAGCCGTGGGTACTGCCCCTTGAGAAAGGGGAACTTCTCCTTTACCTATACGGATGTAGAGTTCAATTAATTTAAATGCAAAACTTCTTTACAGTAACCCTGCCTCTTCTGGCAACGGTTACAACCACAACGGCATCACTGCCTTCAGTGTTTCCGCCTCCGCCGGTGAACAATCCACCTTTCGCTATTATTCAGGAGGAGCCTACATCAAAGACAGCAATCCGCGAGGTTGCTCCCGAAAAATCTAAAGAGACAAGGTTAATTTGTAAAGGGTGTAATGAACATGAGAATGCTACTCTGGCATACTTCCAGAATCGTGGTATTAAAGACAGAAACGCCCTTGCTACCATTATGGGCAATATTCGTCAGGAATCTACTTTTGTTCCTAACATTTGTGAAGGTGGTAGCAGAACTGGATACCATAACTGCAATGGTGGTTTTGGAATTATCCAATGGACATCTGCCAACAGGTATTATGGATTGGGTGATTTTGCTAGGAAGTTCGGTGGTTCGCCATCATCACTTCACACGCAACTTCGTTATCTGACTAATGAGGTTCAATGGCAAGAGATTGAGGGAAGAATGAAAACTCCCGGCAAATCAATCAATCGCTATATGGACTATGCGTACAGTTGGATCGGGTGGGGGCATCACGGTGCTCGTACCTCATATGCACGTGACTATGCTTCCCGTCTGATTAAGGTAGAAGTTTGACACAATAGAATAAATATAGGGGAATGTTTCTACTTCCCCTTTTTAGTAAAATGAAAACCTTTCAA